AACCTGTTGCGCCAGGCGCTATCCCAATTCTTCCAAGGCAGGATCGGATTGCCTTCAATCGGCTTTTGGAGTGCATCATTATCCCAGGCATTCATGACGCTCCAAAACCGTACAGTGAACCAACGGTCGCCCAATGGTTTTAGCGCGACGCCCATACTCATGTATTCTTGATAAAAACGGTCGGCTGCTACCGAGGGTCCTTCCGCTTGTGCCAAGCTGACGGGAGTCCGCACGCGGCCCGGCTTACCGAAGGACTAACAGACCCAGATGTGGTGCCGGACCTTCCCAGCGAACCTGTGTCTCGCCTTGGGGATCTGTGGGTTTTGGGTCGTCACCGCCTGCTCTGTGGCGATAGCACATGCCGAGCCGGGGTGGTCACGCTGCTGGCCGGCGTCAGTCCGCATTTGATGGTCACCGATCCTCCTTATGGCGTGAATTACGATCCGGCCTGGCGCAAACGTGCCGGCGTCAATCTGAATGAGCGCAAGCTGGGCAAGGTCGCCAATGATGACCGGGCTGACTGGCGCGAAGCCTGGGCGCTGTTTCCCGGCTCCGTTGCCTACGTGTGGCATGCCGGCCGGCATACCAGCGAGGTCCAGCTGTCCCTCGAAGCGTCCGGCTTCGATATCCGATCCCAGATCATTTGGGCCAAGGACAGGTTCGCGCTCAGCCGCGGGCATTATCATTGGCAGCACGAGCCCTGTTGGTACGCCGTGCGAGGAACCGCCGGCACGAACTGGAGCGGCGACCGCAAGCAATCCACGCTTTGGACCATCAACGCTCGCGAGGATGACGGCCACGGCCATGGAACGCAAAAGCCCGTCGAGTGCATGCGCCGGCCGATCGAGAACAACTCTTCTGCGGGACAGGCCGTCTACGAGCCCTTCAGCGGTTCGGGAACGACCATCATTGCCGCCGAAATGACCGGCCGCTGTTGCGTTGCCATCGAACTCGACCCCGCCTACATCGATGTGGCCGTGCTGCGATGGCAAGCCTTCACCGGCGGGACCGCGACGCTGGAAGACACCGGCAAATCGTTTGCGGAAGTGGCGGCCGAGCGGCAGGCCCAAGGCGTCGCCTGATGGGCCGGCGCGCCCACCGACCCGATCCCTCGCAGCGGCGGCAGGTCGAAGCGCTGGCTGCCTATGGCATTCCCGAAGCCGACATATCGGGAGTGGTCGGGATAGATCCGAAGACCCTGCGTAAATATTACCGGGAGGAGCTCGATCTTGGAGAAACCAAAGCCAATGCGCAGGTGGCCGGCTTTCTGTTCAACTCCGCCAAGAACGGCAACGTCACGGCCCAGATATTCTGGTTGAAGACGAGGGCGAAGTGGCGGGAGGTGCCGACAGAGTTGCGGCACTCAGGCTCGATTGCGAGAAAGGACCTCAGCGAACTCACCGATGAGGAGCTTATGGATATGATCTACACGGTCGGCAGCCAGGCCGGGCTGGCTGCTAAGACGATTGGGTCGAACGTCGAGCCGTTTACGCTGATTGAGCGGAAATGACATGGGCAGGCTTCCACGGCCAGATGCTCGCGACTTGGCCGGGGAAATTATCCGGCGCACGAATGCCGCAAACAGCTTCTCGCAGGTCATTCACCTTCATGACCCGCCAGAACCGCGTGAGCGGCTGCAGCTGGCAGCGGCCCGCATCTTACGTCAGACAATCGCGATCGTGCCTGCGAAGTGCGCTTCAATAGAAGAGTGGCTGCAGCGGTACGCGTCGGCGCCGGACTAAGCCTCCACAGGCGGGCACACCGGGCCAGCGCGCCCCCCTTGGCGCCATTCGCGTGCCGCCGCGCGATATGCTCCTACCGTTCGAAAGGTGCGCCCGCGCCCCGCGCTGCTAATGTCGCAGTGCGTGAAGCAAGCAGGCCGTTTGTCTGCGCTGCTGCAACATGAAAACAGCAATTACATTGCTCTGAATTGCGCTACGACCAAAGGGCATACGGTGGTATGCCCTTTGTATGGAGCGGGCGGTCGCATATCTTCGGGTTTCAACTCAACGGCAGCAACGTTCTGGTCTGGGCATAGAAGCCCAGCGGGCCGCCATCGAGCGCTTCGCAGCCGCAGAGTCGCTGACGATCGCCGCCGAGTTCGTCGAATTCGAATCGGGCAAGGGTTCCGACGCGCTGGACAGGCGTCCACAATTGGCAGGCGCCCTTGCTGCGGCCAAAGCCGCGAAGTGCAGCGTAATCGTAGCCAAGCTTGATCGGTTATCCCGTGACGTGGCTTTTGTGGCCGGGCTCATGGCTCAGCGAGTGCCGTTCATGGTTGCCGAACTCGGCCGGGATGCCGATCCCTTCATGCTGCACCTTTACGCGGCTTTGGCGGAGAAGGAGCGGCGGCTTATTGCCGAGCGGACCAAGGCCGCACTGGCCGCAAAGAAGGCGGCCGGGGCGAGCCTCGGAAATCCCCGCAATCTGGATCATGCCGGCTCGCTGGGGAGAGCAGCGCTGGTTCGCGCGGCCGACGAATTCGCATCCGGCCTCATTCCAGTCGTCCAGGCCATCCGCGCATCCGGCGCGCTCACTCTCGCTTCCATGGCGGTCGAGCTAAACAGGCGTGGAATCCGGTCAGCCCGTGGAGGCGAATGGCATGTGTCTTCGGTGGCAAATCTGCTCGGGCGGACAAACCTGCTCGCCTGAACTCCTTTTAATAGACGGGAAATTGGGACTGCTGTCCGTACTGCCGAGCGCCGCTCTCAAGACGCCCAGCCAATTGTGACCCACACGAGGTCGCGGAGACAACGGGATGGGCACTGCGCAAGAACCCTTTACTGCGGCGGTCGTTTCATCACAGCGGCGTGATGGTCCAGGTTACCTCATAATTCGAATTGGCGCCGCATCCGGTCGGGGAATCCGTCCCGGGATGATCGGTGGTGACGGTAACGGTCTTTCGGCCGCTGTCGGTCAGCAAATACAGGTCCCGGCCCATCATCGCGCGAAGTTCCACCGCGACGATGCCGTCGCAGTTCTGGAAGGCGATATCCGTCAGCTTGCCCAGCAGCCAGTTCTCGACCAGGCCGAGGATAGTGCCGACCACCGGCACGCTGATGGCGATCGCCGCAACAAGCTTGACCGAGACGATCTTGATGACGCCCTTGGCGATGTCGTCCTGCATCGACGAAGACCCCGCCAGGCTGAGGCTGTTTCCGGCTGAAGCCAGCGAGGCCAGGATCTTGTCCTGCGCGGCATGGCCGTTGTTGACCACGAGGTAGGAAAAGCTCATCGGCTCGGCGAGATCCACGGTCACCAAATCGACATGGAGTAGGTTGGTCTGCGACGTTTTTGGATTCTGTACCCCGCCGATGTCGCCGATAAATTGTGTCCTGATCTGCGCCGCGGCATTGCCCGCCGCTACCGACACCATGGCCGCGTCGGTATCGGAATTCAGTGCGCGGGTGGTTTTGACATGGACAAAATCCACCGACATCCGGTAGCGCGAGGGCTGGCGGAAATTCGCGCCGGCGGAGCCGAAATTCCACGCCCATCCGTCCCATTTGCCGATGCGGATCTGGGTGTCAACGGTGGGCACGAATACTTCGAGATGGTTCGCCGCGGTGGATATGGCGGTGGGCGATCCCGCCAGTCCCTGCTGCGAGCCGATGTTCATCGTTTCGGGAATGCTCCAGGTGTCGTTGCTGAACCAGTGATGATGCAGCTTGCCGTCGGCCGCGCCCTGCACGAACACGTCGAGCCGCCCGGGAGCCCAGGTCGCGACGGCGGGCTCGCCGACGTAACTGCCGCCGAGGGACTCCCAGTCGTTCCAGATCTGCCCGTCCCACCACATGTGCCGCAACGTGCCGTCGTTGAAGATCGCGAAGACATCGATGCGATTGGCTCCCCAACTCACCGCCACCGGCGGCGATGCCAGGCTGCCGCCGTGGTTCTGCCAGCCGAACCAAGTGCTCCCGTCGGTATGGTTGCCGCGCAGCGTGAAGTCGGCCCCGCGGGCGAAAATATCGAGCTGGTTGGAGGTGTGGGACACCATCGTGGCGGTGCTGGTGAAGGTGCCGCCGAGGCGCAGCCAATTGGCGCTCCAGGCATCGCCGCTGACGCGGGTCTTGGTGTACATCGCATGGTCCATGCCGACGCCGAATACGTCGACGCGGCTGCCGGCCCAGTTGATGGCCGCCGGCGCGCTGGTGAAGACGCCGCCCAGATTCTGCCAGCCCGAGAGATCGTTCTGGTCGAAACTGCCCCAGAACATCTTGTGGTACAGGGCGTAGTCGAGACCGAGGCCGAACAGGTCGATGCGCTGGGTCATCGGGCGGATTCCGCCGGTCACGCCGCCCACATTGGCGCCCGGCGGCCTGCGCGCGACCGTTGCCGTCGCGGGCGCGCCGATTTCGGTCGCGGGGGCGGCCGTTATCCCGGTGGCGACCACCATCTGGTGCGGCGCCATGGAGGCCACCGCCGCCGGCACTGAGGTGAAGATGCCGCCGAACCGTAGGTTGAATCCCAGTCCGCGTTTTGGCGATGACGCCATCATCGCAAAATTCTGATCAAGCCAGAAGAAATCTCTCCGGCCCGCCGCGCCTGCTGTCGCTGCAATTGCTTTCATGGCACTCCCCGCAAAAAAATCGTGTCGGTGAATCACCGATAAAATCCTCAAGACTCCTGCAACAAAATCAGGACAGTTCTCGGAAAATGCTGAAAGAGCGCAGGCTGATTTCCGAACGGACTAAGGCGGCGTTGGCTGCAAAGAAGGCGGCGGGAGCACCACTGGGCAACCCGATCAATTTAGACCTCGCAGGTGCGAGCGGCCGGGCAGTGTTGGTAGCGGCGGCTGACGGGTTTGCCCGAAACCTGGCCCCGATCCTCCATTCGGTTCGGGCCGAAGGAGCTCTGACGCTGCGAGCCATGGCCCTTTGCGACATCGACACATTGGTAGAACGTGATACCATCCCCAAGTCGCTAACGATGTGGTAGTCCGTTCAGGGCAAGCTCATGCGTTATTTTGTCGATGTAGCGGCGCTGCGGCGTTTCTTAGACGCAGCGTACAAGGGTACGCCTGGCCCTGCTGGACAAGCCCAACTCGTCTACGTCCTTGAGCGCTGGGATTACAGCAACGAGCAGGCAATCCTCTGTGCTTCGGTCGTTCTATCTCAAAACGACGAAGGGTCGGCTGCGCGCGTGGTTCAGAACATTGCCGAACTAGTTGGATCATGGGTGCGTGGCACCATGCAAGGAAGTGCCAGCACGTATCTCAAGACGATGCAGGAGACGTGGGAGTTTCGGGGCGACCTCACTTACTTTCACAAGTACCAATCGTACGAGGGGGGCAGCGCCGGCCTATGGCCGAACTTTCAACTAACTACTCGAAGCCTTCGTCGAGTACGGAATGGGGCGTGTGGGCACCGGCCGATTGGCGCGATCCCAACGGCAAGCTGTTTCTGGTGACGATTCCTGAAGGCGGTCGGGCTCGGCGGCTAGAACATCGGTGGACGGATAACACGCCGTATTATCACCGTGGTTGTTCGATCGATCGCGAGCCGTTCGGGCGACAGATTTAGGCCGGAACCTATAAATGTGTCGGGGAGGCGAACCATGAAAGCACGTCGGCTCATTTTCCTGAGTGCTCTTTCCTTCCTGCTGCCTGGAATGACGGCAGGCCTGCGGGCGCAGCCGCTGGAGACAGGCGCAGCTGCGCCCCCGCAATCTGCATCATGCCGGCTCGCTCGGAAGAGCAGCGCTGATCCAGGCGGCCGACGAATTCGCATTGGGCCTCGTCCCCGTCGTCCACGCCATCCGCGCTACCGGCGCGATCACTCTAGCGTCCATGGCGATCGAGCTGAATAGGCGTGGAATTCGGTCTGCCCGTGGAGGCGATTGGCATCCGTCTTCGCTCTTTAATCTGATAGACCGAACAAGCTCGATCGTGTGAACTTTTCCCTTTTTATAGACGGGAATTTGGGATGCGACATCCCGTGCCCGAGCGGCTAAGGCTTGAGCGTCTTTTCGGGGGAGGAACCATCTGCGGCGGAGCCACGGCGCAGACCAAACCGCAAAGCTGCGGTTCCGGCCACGAGTGGCTGGGCATTGGCAAGGGCCCCCAGCGCCCGGTACTCGATTTTCAGCCAGTAGCGAAGGCTCAACCCATATGCCACGGTGCGATCATTTGGTATTCCCAAACCGCGTTTAACCAAGGCTACAAGCCTCGGCGCAACTCGGAAACCGCCCTAATCGATCGAAAGCGCGGGCCGTGCCAGTATAGAATTGTGCAAGCTGTCGAGCTATACTCATCTAGAGGTCACAAAGGGGTCTCTGCCACTGGAGGGCTGGGTGTGCAGTGCTTGCGATGCCATAGCCCGAACAAGGCCAGCAACGAATTTTGCGAAGGCTGCGGCGCGCCCCTCGGAATCGACTGCGAAGCCTGTAATCACATCAACGGACCGACCAGCCGCTTTTGCGGGCAATGCGGTGCCGCACTCATAGTGGCATCGGGAGACCCGGATCCATCCTCTCAGCACATCCTTCGGTCGCTAAGCAGCAAGGGTGGAGAGCGCAAACGCCTCACTTTACTTTTCGCGGATATCCGAAATTCGACGAGCCTAATCGATAGCCTAGGCGATCCTGAATTGGGCATGCGGCGTCTGGAGCCGGTGCTCAATCTCATGAAGGATGCCGTTCATCGCTATGACGGTATCGTCAACAAAGTACAGGGCGATGGTGTCATGGCGCTGTTTGGCGCGCCACGACCGCGTGAGGATCATGCCGTTTGCGGTTGCCTTGCAGCTTTGGCCATGCAGGACGCGATTGCGAGGCTTGACGACGTCAGCTTGCAAATCCGTGTCGGCCTGCACACCGGCGAAGTTGTCGTTCAGACAGTTGAAAACAGCATCTACCAGACCTACGACGCGGCGGGCGCAAACGTACAT